TTGGCTGTCCTGTCTTGTCCTGTGCTGTCCTGTGCTGTCCTGGCCGTCCTGGGCTTGGGTTTTTTTGGAGGAAAAGAATTACTTTTGGCTTTGGGGGGGGGGAAGGGGAAGAAGAGGAAGGGGGGGTGATGGAGCCTCTTTATCCCACCCACTCACATAATCCACGCCCCCCCCCAGCCCCTCCAGCCCACCCCCCTTGCTTTTCCCTCTTGACTTTTTTACATAATATGATATTTATCAGACATGGCTGGAAGGAAACCAAAGGACAGTGAGATTGTTGATAATTTCAATCCTGATAAGAGGGATGTGGATAAGGTTCTCAGGACTCTTGGGAAGAGGCTTTCTACTGTAGACAGGAAGTTGAAGAAGCTGGAAGATGATGGTGATTTGAAGGAAGCCTTTGATATGCTTTCTGATATGAGGACGGCTTATAAGAAAGCCGGGGGTTTGCAGAAGTTATTGAAGCTGGTGAAGAGTGATGATAAGTTGCTTGTGGCGATGGTGAAGGAATTGATGAAGTATGAGGCGGCTCTTAATGCTTATGATAAGCGGAGTCAGGCGCAGGGTCATTCGACTTTTGTGGTTGTGAAGGGGCTGTATGATGTTTCTTCGAGTTCTGACGAAGACCTGTCTCCTGTTGCCGATATTATAAATCCTTTGTTTGAGAGGTAATATGGGGAGAATGGGACTTGTTCAGATGTGGATTCCGAGGAGTGCAAAGAGGATTCTCCAGATGGAAGCCTGTAGTAAGAATAAAACTCTGGGGGACCTTGTTGCGGAGATTTGTCTTTCGGCTGTGGTTGGGGAAAAGATAAAGCGGCAGAAAGACGCTACGGGTTCAGGGGACTTCGCGCAGGCTGAAATATTGAGGAGGGAAATCGAGAACATCAGGAAGGAAATCGAGGAACTTGCGGCTTTCAGAAAGGAAAAGGAATGAAATTTGAACTGATTAAAGCGGAGTTCAACAACATCCGGTTTTTTTTCAAGAGAACAGGAATAGCCCCTGTCCTTATCGATGAGATTTTTTCAGACAATTACAAGGTCATTCAGAGAGGACTTCGCTTCGGCAAAGGGGATGTTATCGTGGATGCAGGCGCGAATGAGGGGATATTCTCGGTTATGATGGCGAAGCTGTTCCCTGAAGCCAGAATTTACGCGTTTGAACCCGTGAATAAAACCTACAGGGATTTATTGTTTAATATCTCGGTAAATGAGGTTGATAACGTTTACCCTTTCTGCGTCGGGTTCAGCAACATCAGGGGGAAGGAAACCATGAATGTCCATAAGGATTTGTCGGGCGGGTCGTCCAGGGTGGACACATACTCCGAGGGAAACCATGACAGGGTTGAGTGTGAATTTGCTCTCCTTGATGACTTGCTCGACAAATTTTTCTTCATTGACCGTATAAGGCTTCTCAAGATGGACATCGAGGGTTCCGAATACGATGCTCTCTATAATTCTTCCGTTCTTCCGAGGGTTGACAATTTCGTCGGGGAGTTTCATATTAATTCAAGGCTTCTCGGAAGGGGATATTCGATGGAGGAACTTTACGACTGGGTCCGGAAACAAACCAATATTATTCATGTCGATTTTTGTAAGATGAATGATTGAACAGAAGGATAACGTCTATAAGATTGTCTATGACTATTCGGATGCCCCGACTTTGCGGAAGTTCGCGTTGAGCGACGCGAAAGTCCGTTGCATCATGGGGCCGTTCGGGTCAGGAAAATCGTCGGCGTGCGTGATGGAGGTCGTGAGAAGGGCCGTCCAGCAGAAGCCAAGTCCCGACGGGATAAGGAGAAGCCGGTGGGCGGTGGTGAGAAATTCCTACCTGCAACTTCGCGACACGACAATCAAAACCTTCCATGACTGGTTCCCGCCTAAATTATTCGGGGAATACCGCGTGACAGACCACGTTTACATCATTACCGGATTCAAGGGGGTTCACCTTGAGGTAATGTTCAGAGCTTTGGACAGACCTGACCAGGTTTCCAACTTGCTGTCGCTGGAACTGACGGGAGCGTGGTTCAATGAAGTGAGGGAAATTCCCAGGTCAATTATCGAGGCGATGGACGGCAGAATCGGAAGATACCCAAGCGTCCGTGACGGAGGGGCTTCATGGTATGGGATGATAATGGACACCAACCCTCCCGAAGAACAATCCTACCTTTACAGAATGTTCGAGATAGTCAAGCCTGAAGGGTGGGAGATTTTCAAACAGCCGTCCGGTTTGAGTGAACACGCCGAAAACACAAAACACCTCATCAAAGATTACTACAAGAAACTCGCCCAGGGGAAAGACGAAGCCTATGTCAGAGTTTATATTCACGGGCAATACGGATACGTCATGTCCGGAAAGCCTGTGTTCCAGTCTTTTAACGACAATGTTCATGTTTCACGGAACCCGCTGGAACCTATAAAGGGACTCCCTGTGATAGTCGGTTTCGATTTTGGTTTGTCACCGGCGTGCGTGATAGGACAGATTACCCCTCTTGGGCAGTTGCGGATTATTGACGAGCTTGTCTCCGACGGGATGGGGATAAAACAATTCGCCACAAACCAGTTGCTTCCGCTGTTAAGAAATAAGTATTTCGGAATGGAAGTTTGCGGCTACGGAGACCCGTCAGGAACTTCCCGTTCGCCGACGGACGAATCCACCTGCTTTGAAATTTTGCAGGGGTCGGAGGTTGGATTGAGGAATATTGTTCCGGCTTACACGAACGCACTCGTGCCGAGAATAAACGCCGTCGAATCCTTCCTCAATAAAATGTATAAGGGCGAGCCTGGGTTTATCCTTTCTCCGAATTGTTATCATTTGAGAAAGGCTTTAAATTCAGGGTATTATTATGAAAGAGACAGAAAGTCCACGGGAGAGGATTACAAGCTGATACCGGTGAAAAATTTCAGTTCCCACATTGCGGACGCCCTGCAATATTTGTGCCTGTATCTGAATGAAAAGAACTTTGAAGACCAGAGACGCAGGGAATTTCTGGCAAAAATTACCAGAACTGAATTCAGACGGTATGGCTCTGTTATCGCCGGATATTAAGGAGTTATTATGGAAGAGAACATAAAGAAGGAAGTTGTCCTCGATGAGAACCTCGTCAGACTTGGTTCAATGCTTAACAGTAAATTCAAAACCTACGAAGCCAACAGGGGGATGAAGGAGCTTGAGTGGCTTGCCGATTTAAGGGCTTATAAGGGAATCTACGGCAGTTCCGTTGTTCTCAAAGAAGAACAGTCGAAAGTTTATCCCAAGATAACCCGCTCGAAAGTCATCGTCGCTCTCTCAAGAATCCACGAGTTATTGTTTCCGGCGAAAGACAGGAATTGGGAAATAACTCCAACACCTGACCCGTCCGTTTCTCCGCAGAAGTTTGAAGAAATCGTCTTGGAGCTTCTTCAGGAAAAATCCCAGAACGGAGAAGAACAGGTTATCACCGAAAAAGAAGTCCGCCTTGCAATCGAAAAGAAATGTAAAGAAGCCTGCAAGGCAATGGCAAAGGTGATAGATGACCAGCTTATCGAAATGAATTATTCCGAAGAAGCAAAAAAAGTAATAAAATCAGGTCTTATCTATGGAACAGGAATCATAAAGGGGCCTTTAATCAAAACAAAGAACAGGCATATCTGGAAGCCCACCGATGGGCAAATCAATAAATTTATGGAAGTAATCGAAGAATATGAAGTTCCCTATTTTGAGTTCGTAAGAATATGGGACTGGTATCCGGATATGTCCGTCACGGAGCAGTCCCAGATGGACGGGTGCTTCGAGCGTTACCTGATGAACAAGTATGACCTCCGCAAACTCGCTGAAAGAGGGGATTTTTACGGAAATATCATTCTTGATTTTCTGGAATCGAATCCGAACGGAAACAATGTTCAGAAACAATGGGAGGTCGAGCTTCAGCAAATTGAGAGTAAAACCACCGGAACGGTTGCGTCAACTGCCGGAAAATACGAGGTTTTGTCCTTTTGGGGATTTGTTGACGGAAAAACCCTCGCTGATTGCGGACTCGAAATAGAAGACCCGAAGATGGAATATTCCTGCAATGTCTGGCTTCTTGGTTCGAGGCCGATAAAAATAATTCTTTTTGATGACGCAATAGGGCATTATACACTGTTCTATTACGAGAAAGACGAAACCTCCATCTTCGGGGAAGGGATTCCGAGGATAATGAAGCATTCGCAGGACGCTATTTCGGCAGCCGCGAGAATGACTTTGGACAACGCCGCGTGCGTCTCCGGCCCGCAGGTCGAGGTCAACTGGAGCTTGCTTACCCCTGGCACAGACTACACGGCATTTTACCCAAGAAAGATATGGTTCAGGGAAGGAAGAGGTGTCGAGGCGCAGTATCCGGCAATCCGGTCTCTGACATTCGATTCACACATTGACGAATTGCTTAAAATCATTCAGTATTTTGAGCAGAATGCCGACAAGGAAACAGCTCTTCCTACATGGTTGTTTATGCAACCGGCCCCGAATGAGACGGCGCAGGCAGCCTCTGGAAGGATGATGAGCGTCAATATGTCCATCAAGGACATTGTGAGGAATTTCGATTCGTTCACCGAGAAAAACATCGGTTCATTGTATCGATGGAACATGGAGTTTAATCCAAGAGAAGAAATCAAGGGGGATTACAACATCAAGGCGAAAGGTGTCGGGTCTCTCGTGATGAAAGAAATCAGAATGCAGGCGTTAAACCAGCTTGTTGCGACACTTTCAGAAGATGATTGGGATTACATTGACAGAAGGGACATCCTCGAAAAGAGACTGGATGCAAATGATATTTCAATCAGTCTTCGCTCCGAAGAGGAAGCGCAAAAAATCAGAGAGGCCCGCCAGAACACCATTATCAGCCAGTTGCAGATTGAGGCCATAAAAGCCGAAATCGCCAAAGATAATGCCCAGGCAATGGTCAATCTGACGAAAGCCAAAGAAAGAAACATCAACGCAAACATTGCCGCCGCGGGAGACGACGAAGAGAAACAGGCCAGAATAGCGAAGCTCAAAGCGGACGCAATGGAAAGAATCATGAAAGGGGCAAGCCATGCAAGCCGAGGAAAGACTCAAGGAAAAATACCTGCTGATTAGAGATATTTACGAAAACAAGAACACATTTGGAATGTCAGCATTGGTGAAGCTCATAGAGTTTATGATTGCGAACATCAGAGAAGAGAATGACACGGCAGACCCTGAATTAATTCGATTCAATCAGGGCCAACTTGCGACCTTAAAAGAGTTGAGAAGATACATTCTGAATGGAAAATAAACCTATTGACAAAGAGATAATTGATATGCTATTAAAAGCTCAAAATGGCAGTAATGCCTTGAACGTTATCGTGTTTACTGAAAAAGAGTCTATTGAAATATGTAAAGCGTTAAAGGGGATTTTAAGGATATTTCAAAATAAATTGAGCAAGGCTTAAATTTCAGGCGTTACACGAAATCAAAGGCCGCGATTGGACTAATCATCCAAAGCGTGGCCTTTTTATTTTGGAGGGAAAAATGGAAGAAAAAGACAATCAGGACATCGAAGTTTTTGACAAGGCGTTTGATGAGGCCACAGGGATTCAGCCCAAAGAAGCTGAAAATTCTGAAACGCTGAAGAAACAGAAGGAGCAGGAGGATATTTTGGAAGCCCCTGCTGTGTCCGGAGAACCCAAAGAGGAACCCAAAGAGGAACCCAAAGAGGAACCCAAAGAAGAACCGAAGGGGGCAAACGAAGAGCAGACTTTTGAGCAGAGGTGGAAATCCTTACAGGGCATTTATCGTCACGACAAGGAAGAATGGAGCAAGGAAAGAGAAAAACTGCTCAAAGAGATTGAAGCCCTGAAAAAAACCGAAGCCCAAAATGAACCTCCCAAAAAAGAAGAAAAAATTGAACCGGAAGTAAAGTCCTTTGCTGACATCATCAGTGAACTCAACCTGACTGACGAACAAAAAGAGCAGTTGATGGAGTATGAGTCTGATTACGATGTCATATCAAAAATGGAAGGACTCAAACGCAGTGCGGAAATGAAAAAACTGAAGTCGGATATTTTGGAAGTCCTCAAATCTTTTGAGGACAAAATACAGACCCAGTTGAAACCTGCGAGCGAGTTTATTGAAGAGACAAAAGTCGAAAAGGCTGAAGCCGCGGCCAGAGCGCACTTTGAAGCGATTGAAAAATCTCATCCCGACTACACGGTATATCGGGATGACGGGAGCCTTCTGAATTGGATTAAATCCAAGCCGAAGTATCTTCAACCTGCGCTTCTTGAAGTTTACAAAAGCGGAACCGCGGAAGATGTAATCGCCCTTATAAGTGATTTTAAGGACGAAAACGGAATAACGCAAAACAAAGTCGTGTCCTTCGACAAGGCAAAGGCCGACAGAAAAGCAGCCATGATGCCTCCTCCGGCCAAACGGGGGGCCGTGGGTGCATTAAAGAGTGCGGCTGAAACCTTCGAGGATGCCTTTGATGAAGCGTTGCAAAAATTAAAGGAGTAAGATTATGGCTGTTACAACTTACGGAGATATTTCACCGCGAACCGCGGCCTATGCAGTTGTTGGTTTTTTGAAAAATGCAATGCCTTACATGTGCCTGGAGAAATTCGGTCAGGCACAGCCGTTGCCGAGCAACAAAACGATGTCGATGAAATGGCGCAGATACAACGCTCTCGCTGTGAGGACATCGCCTCTGGCCGAAGGCGTTACTCCAGAGTCCGACAAACTGACCGCTGAAGACGTGACGTTGACCCTGGCCCAGTATGGAAGTCTGGTCGAAATCACCGATGTCATCGCCGACACCCATGAAGACCCTGTCCTGCAGGTTGCCATCAACTCCGTTGCTGAACAGGCGGCCAAGACAGTCGAAACATTGCGTTACAACACTCTGAAAGCCTGCACGAACAGATTTTACGCGAATCAGGTGGCTTCCCGTAATTTGGTCGCAACGACCATTACGAGAGCCGACCAGCGGAAAGTCGTTCGCGCTCTGGAACGGCAGGAAGCGAGGCCGATTACGACCATCGTCCGTTCCACTCCGTCTTTCAACACCGAGAACGTCCTTCCGGCGTTTATCGCTGTGACGCACGTTGACCTGACTTCCGACATCAGGGAAATGGACGGTTTCATCAACGTTGCCGACTACGGCAAGTTGAGTCCGTATGAAACCGAAATCGGTGCTTGCGAAGAAGTCAGGTATCTGAAGTCAACGATTTTCACGTCTTATCCTGGCGCTGGAGCGGCAACGTCCTCGATGATTAACACCGGAGGTCTGGCTGACGTGTATCCGGTGATTTTCTTCGGTCAGGACGCATACGGCATCGTGGCCCTCAAGGGAAAATTCGCGATTACGCCGATGGTGCTGAATCCGAATGTGCCGAGAGGCGGAGATGAACTCGGTCAGCGTGGCTCTGTTGGTTGGAAAACCATGCAGGGAACTGTCATCCTGAACGACGCATGGATGGCGGTATATGAATGTTGCGCGACCGAATAATGAAGATAATTGACGGATAAGAGTTGGTTCGCCAGTTATTAATACTGTCATACTGAACATCCTGGCGAGTATGACACGGAATCTGAAGACCAGGACAACACAACTTACAACAGGAGTAGTATTATGGCTTACAGAAAATTTGATGACCCGAAAATCAGTGTTGATAATTCGGCAATGAAAGTCAGTGCGCTGAAAAGCGAAGTCCTGAAGCGTGCAATTATGGGAAGCGTCAACAGAGTGCTTTGCGGAACCGGCGGGACTGTGTCCGCGAACGGGGCCAACCTCGGAACCGCCGCTACCGGAATCTGCACGCAGGACGCCGTCATTGCCTGCATCAACGGACAGGCTGTCACGATACCGGCCACGAACAACATCAATCTTGGGACGGGAAATTACAGCGGAGCGCAGATTGGCAAGGGAACGATGGGAACCAACTGCGTGACCAAATTTCTCGTCTTTGCCGACGAAAACGCCGTTGTTGATGTTGCCGGTCCTGGCAATATTGTGGACAAAGGGGATTACGCCAATGCGACGCTGGCCGCCGCTGCGTGCGCACTTCCCGACCTGCCCGAAGGTGCGGTTGCTTTGGGCTATTTGACGTTGCAGGGTCTTGCCGATTCGGGAGTGACCTTCAACGTCGGCGGTGCAGGAACGATGGGAACGTGTTCGTTCGTAAATCTGTTCAACATGCCCTATGAAGGGTAGCGCGGATAGGGGGCTGGGTTGCTCGCGCCTCCTCCCAGTCCCCTGTCCATTTTAAAAAAAAGAGGGGAAAATATGAAAGAAAGCAAAACACCAGAAAAATTTGTAAATCCCGTTGGTCATATCCGCGACAGAATCATCATCAACCAGAGCGAAGGTCTTCCGTCGAGCGGGGTTTTTATCTCGCTGAACGGTTACGCTTTTCTGGCCAAGCCTGGAGTTGAGGTTGATATTCCGCGCCCTGTCAGGCTGATGCTTGACACTTGCGTAAAAACGGAAATGCTCAAAGACCCCAGCGGCAAGACTTACTATAGGGACGTTCCGAAAATCACCTACCAGTTGATTAAGGAAAACGTTTCGTATGACGAGGAAGCCGCAACAGAAAAGAAGGAGAAACTAAATTGACTGGGGCCGAATTGATTGCATACATGAGGGAGTCCATGTTGGACGATGTGGAAATCCCTTATCTGTGGTCAGACCAGGAATTATTGAGGTTTCTGGTAAACGCTGAAAAAGAGGCGTGCAGACGAAGTTATTTGATTATCGATGCCACGACCGTAGCTGATAATAGTTCTCCTACACCGTTGCCGGTGTGCGTTATCCGGCTTACGGCAGGCGTAGCGACCTATGCAATATCCCCGAAGATTCTCCAAATCAAACGATGCCAGTTGGCGTCGTATCCTTATGAAATCAAGGAAAGCCCGATTCACCTCCCGTATCTCGATGACGAAATACCGGATTGGATGGGTTCTTCGGGGACAGTCGGCACAGAAGGCACGGGGGGCTATCCTGTGCGTTTTTTCACCGAAACAGGTTCTATTACGTTTGTAAAAGCACCGCCGGTCGATGACACCGCCTATCTTGTTGTTGCGCGTCTTCCGTTGACCTCCTTTACTCTGGAAACTTCGCCGGAGATTGACGAAAAATACCACATCAACATCTGTGATTGGGCGGCTCATTTGGCGTTTATGAAACCTGATTCTGACACTTTTAACAAAGACCTTGCTGTTTATTACGAAGCAAGGTTTACCAAAAACTTCGGCCCTTTGCCGGACGCTTACAGCGAGCAGATGAGGAAGATTTATCTTCAGCGGGCCAGAATGCGTCCGGTAAAGTTCGGAAGCTAAAAGGAGAAGAGTTATGGCAATCGTGAGACTGAAAAAATTCATTGAGGATGTGAAAAGCGGAAGAGCTGACATTGTGTCCGATACCGCTGCCTACGCAACCTCTGCCGGTTACGCAGGAACCGCGTCCAAGGCTACCACTGCCAGTTATGCAGGAACCGCGTCCTATACGGGTCTGGCCGGAACTGCGGGTTATGCGGCGACAGCCGGAACAGTGGCGTAATAAAATCAAAAGGGGGGAGTGAAGACCCGCCTCCCCTCTTTCCGTTCGACCCAGGAGAAGAACAATGGCTCTTAAAACAATCCCTATTTTTAAAAATAATTTTAACGCAGGAACCAGTTGTGATTCCAATCCCATAGATGTGCGTGATTACACGGCGGAAGGAAGGTATTCAGTTTACGTCAAAGTCGCTCCGATTCCAGGCAACGGAACTGCCGGAGAGGTTGTCATGTCTGTTTCCGGAGCACCCTATTACGGCGGGGATTATGCCAACATGGGGACTTTCGGAACATTCAACGTCGGATATGAAGTGGCCGAACTGGATATTGCTCCTGTTCCATTTATGAAGTTTGGACTCAACGTGGGGACTTCTGCTACCGTCGGCGCAAGCGTAGAAGCGTTTTTGCATATCATTTAAAGGGAGGTCGGGATGGCCTATAAAAATCTCTCGATGGTGCGCGGGGATACGCAGGTCTATAATCTCTGCTTTAAAGATTCCAACGGGAACCCGTTCAACATCAAGAATTGGGTTGTAAAGTTTACCATAAAAAAGCATTACGGCCTTCTTGATTCAGCCGCTTCAGTTCAGAAAACCATCACGACATTTCCGGATACTACGGGCGGAACGTGCGGGAGGGCGCAAATCGTTCTTTATCCTGTGGATACTGTCAATCTTGAGCCTGGAGAATATGTTTATGATATTCAGGTGACAAGAGACCAGAACGATACCTATACGATAATGCGCGGGAAAATGGAAATAGAGTATGATGTGACGAGGACACCTGGAACAGCCGGAACGATGATATGAACCAAAATAAAATAGAACAGGATTTCATTGTCAGTTTTGCTGAAAAGAACATTGTGGTAAACTTCACAATGGGCGCGGGCGGTCTTGCCGGAACTTCAGGAACGTCTGGAACTTCAGGAAGCAGCGGAACATCTGGGACAAGTGGCAGCAGCGGAACCTCTGGGACTTCCGGAGCGTCAGGAACCAGCGGAACTTCGGGGACCAGCGGAACTTCTGGGGAAGACGGTATTCAAGGGTCTTCTGGGACTTCAGGGTCTTCTGGGACTTCAGGGACTTCAGGAGTCAATGGCTCATCCGGCACATCAGGGACTTCCGGAATTGACGGCCAGGCTGGAACTTCCGGCACTTCAGGGACTTCGGGCACAAGCGGGACTTCGCCTGAAGGCGAAGGGTCTTCTGGGACTTCAGGGTCTTCTGGGACTTCAGGGTCTTCAGGGACTTCAGGGACTTCAGGAGTCAATGGCTCATCCGGCACATCAGGGACTTCCGGAATTGACGGCCAGCCTGGGACTTCGGGAACATCAGGCACGAGCGGAACTTCAGGGACTTCAGGAGTTGACGGAATCAATGGTTCATCGGGGACAAGCGGGACTTCCGGAACTTCTGGGACAGATGGTCAAACGGGAACTTCCGGAACAAGCGGAACATCGGGAACATCTGGAACAGATGGGACGCATGGGACTTCCGGCACTTCTGGAACCAGCGGCACTTCAGGGGTGGATGGTCAATCTGGCACTTCTGGGACAAGCGGGACTTCAGGGACATCCGGCGTTGACGGTCAGGCTGGAACCTCTGGGACTTCCGGAACTTCTGGGACAAGTGGAACTTCTGGAACCAGTGGAGGATTTTCAGTTGTATACAAAACAACTACTGGAACTCTCTCTGAAGCTGATTGTAGCGGAACAATCATTTCCAATTACGGGCAGACGAGTGATGTTACCCTGACCCTCCCGGCTGCTTTTGCCAATGGGAGCTTCACTGTGAGGATTGACACGACCGTTGCGAAATATTTCCGGCTTGACCCTAACGGCTCTGAAGTTCAGATGCTTGACGGAATGGATTTGGGTGCAGGAAAATACATCGGATTAACGAGTGCGGCAAAAGGAGCGGTGATAAAATACATTGCTCTGCAAACCGGTGTGTCATCCTATCAATGGGCTGCTTACACGGTGGTTGGGAACTGGACTGCTGAAAGCTAGTTGAGGTGATAAAATGTATTTCAAAATTTCTTTTGATGACCAATATGCTAATTTAGGGCTTATCAATGCCGTTGCGTCTTACTATCTCGAAGAAGGCGATGAGGGATTTGAGAAGTATATCAAAGAGTTTCCCAGCAAAACTCCCTTCAGGCATCACGAACATCAGTTCAATCCTGACGCAACAATGGAGGAGATTCAGGAATATTTTGCAGGCGTTGCGGACGAGATGGTTGACGCATATCTCGATGATGATATTTTCCGTCTGAAGAACGATGCTCCAAATACAGAGCTACAGAAGCTCCCAGAAGTTGATGAGTCTGTTGCTGAAGAAGTGCGCCGCAAGGTTGAGTCATTGAGAGAGCAGGAGGTCGCCGATGGCTGATTATGATTTTATAACCTGTTGTAACTGGACTTCGACAGGAACTTTTACGTTGAGGGCTTATCGTGGTTCTTCGACTGATATTGCGTCCTCTGTAAGTCTGTTCTACCGTAAAAAAGGAACTTCATCTTGGACGGAAACAACCAATGGACAGATTGTAATTTCCTCAACAGGAGAATGGGAAGTCAGGAATAACTGGAATAAGTCTGGCAACAACGTCTTAACACACTCGTATTATGGAATAACTGCGATTAATTCTTGCACATCGGTATATTTCAACGAAACAACACTTGGAACTAATGCTGGAACTTGTTTCCTCTATAATACTTGGTATGGTTGTTCTTCTCTGGCTTCTATGCCTACAGAATTTAATCTACCATCTGGGATTACTACAGTAGGGTCTAGTTTTCTTGCTGGCACTTGGAGTGGTTGCACCAGCCTTTCCTCGATGCCAGCAGGATTTAATATTCCTTCTGGGATTACTACTATCGGGCAAAGTTTCCTTTACCAAACTTGGTATGGCTGTTCTTCTCTAGCCTCTATGCCTTCTGGGTTTAATCTTCCATCAGGCATTACATCTGTTGGAAATTATTTCCTCTATGCTACTTGGTATGGCTGTTCATCTTTAGCATCTATGCCATCTGGGTTTAATCTACCATCTGGGATTACTACAGTAGGGGGTAGTTTTCTTGTTAATACTTGGTATGGCTGTTCATCTTTAGCCTCTATGCCATCTGGGTTTAATCTACCATCTGGGATTACTACAGTAGGGGGTAGTTTTCTTGTTAGCACTTGGAACGGCTGTTCTTCTCTAGCATCAATGCCTTCTGGGTTTAACATTCCTTCTGGTATCACTACGATAGGAGATGCTTTCCTTTACCAAACTTGGAACGGCTGTTCTTCTTTAGCCTCAATGCCATCTGGGTTTAACATTCCTTCTGGTATCACTACGATAGGAGATGCTTTCCTCTATAATACTTGGTATGGCTGTTCATCTTTAGCATCTATGCCATCTGGGTTTAATCTACCATCCGGGATTACTACGGTTGGATATAGTTTTCTTTATCAAACTTGGCGTAATTGCACCAATCTAGCATATATGCCTAGTGGATTTAATCTGCCTTCTGGTATTACTACAGTTGGAGATGATTTTATTCGTGGCGCTTGGTATGGTTGCACAAGTTTAGCTTCGATGCCTGCTGGGTTTAATATTCCTTCAAGTATTACTACTATCGGGTCAAATTTCTTTTATCAAACTTGGCGTAATTGCACCAACCTAAAAGCAGATAAATACACCGAAAACATCACTTTTGAGTTTAATGCTTCTAGTGTATTTGGTGGAACTTGCCCGATTACGCCAGACTCGGTTACAGCCAGTAAAGCATCGCCCGTCAATGTAGCTGTGAACAGACTGCCTTCCAAACCGACCAATGTTTCAGCCACAGATGGTATATTGCGCAAGGTTACTATTACTTGGACATCTGGGGCGAGCGAAACAGGCGGGCATAGAGTTTACAGGGATGGCGTTGACGTGTCGGGTGTCGTAGCTCACGGCACGAATACTTATGACGACACGCCGGTTTATGGTATTCATTCATATACCGTCAGGGCGATAAACGATACAGGGATGAGCGAGCATTCCACGGCGGACATCGGAAGGGGTAGAAGTGGAGGAGCGATATTGCTATGAAGGTTTCACATCCCACGAACTACGCAAGGAGTTTGAAGAATCAATAGAAAGGATTGCCTATGGACTTCTGCAATGACCACGGAAAAGTGCTCGAATCAGTTGGAAAAATCGCTGCTGCGTCAGAAGAGCATACAAGACAACTGGAGAAACTCTTCATAAAGCTGGATGAAGTAAAAAAGAGTGTTGACCAAAACGCCGTTCGGGCGGAAATGTGGGATAAGAAAATTGACGAAATCAATTGCAAGATAGAAAACGGGCTTTGGGAGTCATTGGAAGAAACCAAAAAGCGTGTGGAGCTGTTGTTTAATTGTGTCGAAAGGCGCAAACAAGAACGGGAAGAAGAAATGAAACGTGGAATTGCTGCTTACTTCAGAAGAGGGTGGTTGGTTTTTAAGGAAAGAAGTGCTTATATATTTATCGTAACATTCATTGTTGGAGGCTTCTGGGCGATTGTTTTTATATTTGCAAAGATAAGAATATTTCACGA